CACGCCCTCGGAGTGCAGAGGCATTAAACCTCTGCACACCACCTGTAGTGGATTTCGGTCGCTACAGGACGACCAGCGAATACCAGATGATCTGGATCTTCATTCAGGCCTGTACGGAGACTCTTATTAAGAGCTGCGTATGAGTCAATAGGGTCACGACGCTTAGTTGCGACGAGGGTAGGCAAATGCCACTCTCGGCGGAACAGCGTGGGATTCCATCGACAGAAAGATAGATCAGGAAAATCTGACCAACGGCCTATCCCTGACATTCCGTGAGGAATAGAGGGATACCTAACTAGCTTCCCGATTAGGGAATCAAGATAGGCCACGGTTTGGTTGTAACCAAATCGTTCGTACAGTTGGTTCCGCAACTCGCTCGCTTTCACGAGTCCGTTGCTATTCGCGCGTGATTCAGGCAGATACGCACGTGCGTAGGTAGGTGTAACAACCTGCCCATCGTACGCGTCAATACCGCACGATTCGCGGAATTTCCCAGTTGAGAAACTCTTCGACTCGTTCACCTTCATCCCTAGGGATGAGAGTGACTGAACCACTTCAGGGTAAACATCTGTGGGGATGATTATATCATCTCCATAGATGCTCAGTGTATCCGACCTCTTCCGGAGAGACCTTACGGTCTTTCTGGAGAAGTCGCCGCGCTTCCTACAGATCGCAGTGATGACAATGGTCAAGAAGACCATCGACTCAATGGGAAATGTAAGAGCGGACCCCATGGATGCGAACTTGTTCAGAAGAACAAGCTCACCATCCTCGGTCTGCACGAAACGGGATCGCGAGAGACGCAAGTATCGGAGGAATGTGGGATTAAACCCAAATATCTCTTCTACTAGCGCCAAGCTCACCCGGTCCGAAGCCTCGGAAAGGTCGATGGTGGAGATTATACCATCTCTCGACCCTGACAAGGCTAACCGCTGGTTATGGTGCTGATACGTGTAAGAACACGCATAGTTACCACGCTCAAGCAAGTCTTTAAGACGAAGCTGGAGCGCCTGCTGTACGAACTGATTATAAGCGGGCTCGATCGAAATCAAGCGCGGCTTAACAGCTGTTTTAGGAACAGCAATCAGACGAGCAGGTACCTCTTCAATAGAGGGGGGCCGTTCGAGTAGATCGATCCATGAGGAACGAAAATACTCAACCCCAACCAGTGACTCGATGTTGTACGAAATGGAATCGAAATTCCAACGCGTATTAACACCAGAGTGATCGGCTACAGCACCGGGACCATGTTTACCATCACCGATGGTAAGCAAGGCCTCACCGACGAGATCACCAAATAAATATTGGGCAACTCGTCGAGTATACGGGTCAATGACTGAACGAACGACACTCCTAGGTAGCAGACCTTTGTCTGTAGCCTTAAAAGCATCGATTTCGTCAGCCACTCGCTGATCATCGCAAACCTCGAAGATCTTCTTGTGAAGTCTAGAGATTTGACGAAGCCAGCGAATAGCCCGTATATCCGGGGCAGGGAGAAGTCTTCCCTCCCCATCGAAGATCCGACCCCAGAGTCCACTAAGGAACTCAGGGAAAGCACATCGCGACAACCACCCTTCGTACGAAGGGAGTTGTCCGTCCCGAAGACCTGCAACAAGCAGATCATCGAGTCGTGGCAATGTGATCGTTAAGAAAGGTAAACCTTCCTTATCGTATCTTCGATAGAGAGTTTCAATATCTCTCTTTACACTGAACCCAAGAGCATCTCCTGCGTCTAGCAAGAGGTGCTCTAGGAGGATTACTTGGCTTTTCAACTCTGCCCCCTTTCTAAGGGCTAGTAGTTCCAAGCCAAGACGGGACACCGTCCCTCTAGGTCAAACGGCGCGAGCCGTCTGGCCTCGAGAGAGAACTAGACCTGAGACCCCGCCGATACAAATACCGACGAGGCCAGTCAGGCCGATGATTGAGAGGATAAGAATCGTCTCAGTCATTGGTTAGTTCTCACCAGCGACGAACTTCTTAAGGTTCGCGTTGGTGTTGGCAGTGAGCCAGGCGATGAGACCGAGAAGATCCTTCTCGATATCAGCGTCTGTAGTTCCAGAGTTAGGCCGGTCAATCGTGACCGAAACCATGCTCTGCACCTGAGTCGACAGCCCAGATCCAAGCGGATCAAGGGCGATGCGCTTCGTAAAGAAGCGCGCAACGTTGCGTCGGCGCTTAGCCGAGCCACGAGGGTCGATGGTGAGTTCACGGGTCGCATCTGCGGCCACGAACTTACCAACGGTGGTACCAGTGATAACTCGCGGAAGCGAGTAAGGTACCGCGTCAACGGTGATTGCCTGAGGATCGATGTATGCCATCTTGGACTCCTGTCCATGTTGAATTATTATTCGATTGTTGTTTAATTGTGTTAGCGGTTCTGGGCTAAACCCAGAGCCACTAGGATCCCAAATTGAGAAGCTGACAAGCTTCCCAGTTGGGTGCCGAAGCCGAAAGGCGTCGCACGTTCACGCCAAACAGTGGTGGAAATCCCAAAAGCTTTGGGAACCTTCACTGTCAGATACTTAAAGGCATCAGGACTTGAAGTCAATCTTATAAGATCGGCCTCAATGTTCTGAACGCGTTTAGTAGTCATATAGGCGTAATCAACACTGTACTTCCCAGTAAGGGGAGAATAGGTGTTTGCATTAGCAATCGATTCACCCATAGTGGTGAACCAATCAACTAGCCAGGAGTATGGCGTCAAATCCCACAATACTTGTGGGTCATCGACCAGTCCCAACCTCTTGAAAACATCCATCGCTTGACTGCTGAAGGATTCGGCACGCGGACCTGCTTTAGCAAGGCCCGTGTACTTCGAGGACCAATGATAGTTTTCACTATCGGTCTGCGAACGATGCGCATCATAAATATGAGCGTAGCCGTAATTCGGTCCTGGAATATCCCCAGGCGCAAGAAATTGCGCATTACGGGAATAAGGTGCATCCATGTTAGTGAGTGCAACCTCTAAATCGTTCTCTTGAGAACGAACAGGACCGTCCCAGTGTCTCTTCCTACGGAACGACTCGTAGTAGATGACACGTTCAAGATTCATACCAACTTTAATGATGTTGGCATACTCTTGAATCAGCGGAGTCCATCCGAAAACGATGTTTAGGGCATCCGATCCAATCAAATTACGAATGGAACGGTACCCAGCCATCATCTCACGGAAGTTCTTAAGAACAGAGGGAATGTCACCCCTGATCAACTCAACAAGAGTTGTCATGAGTGTTCCGACGTTCTTATCAGGCGCCGTCGATGCAAAGTAACGATTGGCCATCCCTTGACGATTTGCCTGGCTAACACCAAGCAGATCATCCTGTGCACCGGTTGGAAAACCGAATGTATAGGACGAAGGGTTATGAAGACCATTAGTTACAGAAGCCCAGATGTCACCTTTATAGTAATGTCTGGGCATATCGACGTAACCGTGGAAAGCCTGTCTATACGTTTTATGCGTAGCAAACAGGTGACCAGAATCGGTTTTGGATACTCTATTCACGGACACAGCTCCCGACTGAGTTTCAGCCGGGAACGCCGCTCGTTGGAGCTCCTCGAGATAACGCTTGCGATCAGCAAGACGTTGCAAGAGGGGCCCGGTCTCACGCGGGGTGTTAAGCCCAAATGAGTCCTTTCGCTCTCCCAAAACGGGAGGCGAAACAGGTGGATCAGAACTTGCGTTCTGACCCGTGCGCCATGAATAGACACCCTCAATCAGCTGTGGTGTCGTAAACGACCACCCTTCTATATGGACAAAACGTTGCCGTCCAGATAGACGCTGATGAGTGGTGTACAAGAGATTCCTCCTTTCGGTTCAGTGAGACCCCCTTCGGG